GACTCCTCCACTATCCGAATACACCGCGCCGCATGAAAGCTGGAGTAACTTGTTCAGGTTCGCCGCAGCGTTGACCGTGCTGATCTCTTCGCCTGCTGCTACCGTCACCATGTGCTTGCGTAACGCCTCGTAGTACTTCATTTGCTGTGGAGTCAGTGGTACGTCCCGAGTGGTATAGGTCACCTCTGGTAAGTCTAGGCATTCTTCTTTTGTGTACCTAATCGCGGGCTGAAGAACTTCATGCACTATCGACTCTGCCTGCGGGCGTGGTACGTACTTAAAGGTAGTGACTTTCTGCATCACCATGTCTCTGAATGACCCGAAGAACTTGGGCACCGACGATGGGTTAACGACCCGTGCAAGTCCGTATGCATCCGTTGGAGACTGTGAAGCCGGGGTGCCTGTTAGCATCCAGACCCATGTGCTGGGGGCCAGCGTTTGGTTGAGTACCTTCCAGCGTTTTGTGGATACTGTCTTGTAGGCGTTGGCTTCGTCCACCACGATCAGATCAAAGTCTTCTTCCTTGACCGCATCCTTGATGATGTCCAGCCCATCGAAGTTACAGATCACAAAGTCAGCATCTGACCGCACTGCGGCAATTCGTTTCTCTCGTGAGTGACTGTGCGCAATAGCAACTGTCCGGTGCATAGCAAACCGGAACAAGTCATCCTGCCAAGCGGACTGCATAATCGACAAAGGACACAGCACAAGAACTCTACGGATGAGACCTATCGACATCAGATAGTCTGCCGCCCAGATAACGCTACCTGTCTTGCCGGTGCCTTGCTCGTTGAAACAGAACGCCCTGCGGTGCAAAGTCAGGAACGAAGACGTTTCCTTCTGATGTTCGAACGGGCGGTGCATGCCGGGCCATTTGTAGTGCGACATGATTGGAGATGGTACGTTCTTGATACGCAAGTTCTTCAGCACCTGCGCTTCTTCCAGCCCCCACTTCACCAACACTTCGCCAGACTCCAGCACTTTGCTCTTAGGGATGACTTCCGTGATGCGGTTCGGGTTGCGAACCTTTAGTAAGAGTGCTTTGTCTTCGATGATCTGCATGCTGTTTCTCCAAGGGGTTACAGGCTAAAGTGAAGTTTTCACAATAGCCTGCGGTGTTTCTATTAAGTTGTTGGTACTTATCGAGCCTAGAGCTTTCTCTGTGCCGGTGGTGCGTTCCGGCGCTCTCTATTTTCAACTTTCCCAACTGGGATGGAGACCAACCTTTCCGCAGGTTCCAGTCTACGGGGGCGGGGGTATTGCCCAGCCGATCTCCATGCCACTTGGTGCCGGTCTCTCCCGGCTGTCTTTACTTCTTTTTCTTCTCGCGCTTACTTGTTTCTGATACTAACGCGCCAGAAGAGCTTCGCTTGAACGACCGGTTAGCAGATGCACTTTGCACTCGCACACCGTCTTTGTTGCTACCGCCTTTGGACAGGGCTTTCACGTGAGCAATGTCTTTGCCTTCACGCGCATCGGCTTTACCGTTGCCGTTGCCGTCTTTGCCTTTCTTGTCCATCGCTCGACGGGCGCGTTGGCGCTCCATCCTGTCAGGGTGTTCCCCGCGCTTCTTCTCCAGTTCGTACTCGTGCTTGTACGGTCTTGGTGTCTTTGTATATGGCATGTCAGTGCCCCCTTCCATTATGCAGGCAGTCTGTCACCGCACAGAAGTTCTTGCAAGTGAAGTTCGGCCTTGCGTTCCACACATTCTTTTCCAAGCAGGTTTCCAGCGAGTTCGTTGCGTCCAGCCACTGAATCCACGCTTTGCCCTTACCCTCATCGTTCTCGTAGTCGCGAGTCACGAAGTCGTTTGCTACCAAGAACAGCAGCCCAGCCTTGACCTTCTTCACTTGCGGGAAGTGCTTGAAGATAGCCAGCGATAACAACTCCAATTGCTTTGTGTCTGCGTACTTGCTGGACTTGCTGGTCTTGTAATCCACCAGATGGCACTTCTCGCCGTTGAGGATAATCAAGTCAGCGATACCACGCCACCACACATCCTTCGAGTCAAACTTGCAGGCTTGCAAATCCTTGGTCAAGCCCATCTCGTACTCGCAAAGCTTATCACCCTTGATGTTGATCAGCGCGTCCAAATGCTCCTTGATGAACGCAAACTTCGCCGGGATCGGGGTGCCGTCTCTGACATACTCTTCAGCGGCGGTATGCACTGCCGTCCCGTACAACAGGTGTTCCTGCGGCGGCTCGATAATGTCTCGCTTCACCCGCATCCGGTAGTACTTCTGCGGACACTGCTGAAACATACTAATACTACTGTACGACCATGTGTACTTCATAGGGGTCATAGCTTTCTCTGACAAGTAAACGCTTGTATGTCAGCACGGAAGGCGTTAGCAAATTTGCAGTCCGACACAATCCGACTCTCGGCGTTGATACCACCAATCCAAAGCCCCAAGATAAATAGCAGGATGGCAACGAACGACTTCGCCCACACATCATTAATGATCTGCCAGATTTTGCGGTAGTTAATAGTTTCAACAAACACGTTAACACTCCCCGTAGGATTCAGCGACTCCTGATTCGCAGTTAAGCGGTAGGCCGGTTGCCCACGCGGGAGTCCATCGCATACATTCCTCAACATACGCTTGCGCCACATCAGCTTCTTCTTTCGGAGCAATACAAGCGACGGCATCATGCACGGTAAGTACGGTTTTGTACCGTTTACCGATCTTTAACATCTGCTCTGCGATCACACATCTGGCGAGTGCTTGGCATAAGTTCTCGACTACTTTCCCACCATAAATCTTGGTGAACCCTATTCGGGTTTTGTATTCGTACTGTACCTTGCCTTGCGGGTCAGTCACCTTCCGAAGCTCCGCATATCGTAAAGGAAGCCCGTTGGGTAGGACAAAACCACACCGTTCTGCGTCAAACTGTAACACGCCTTCCCGCCCAACGGAAGCGGCACGTTTCAAAATCATGGACTCCAGCGAACGCTGCGCCTGCTGCCACAATTCAGGGATAGCCGGGTAGGTCTGCCGGTACACGCTGATGATGCGCTTGCACTCGTCTAGCGGGATTTCAACGCCAAAAGTTTTAAGTTGTGCCTTAAACTTCTCCGCGCCCATGCCATATCCAGCACCAAGGATCGTCGTTTTACCAACGAATCTTTCATCTTTGGTAACGGCAGTCTCTTCTTTACCATAAATCGCCGAGGCCATAATCTTATAGACATCTTCCCCCCTAGCAAACGCTTCGACCAAATCATCCTGCTCCGCCAGCCATGCCAGCGTCCGCGCTTCAATCTGTGCAGAGTCCGCATCGATAATGACGTAGCCCTTGGGGGCAATGATTGCCTTCTTCAGCTTGCCAGCGTTCTGCCCACGAGTTGGCAGGTTCTGTAGGTTGACCTTATCGTCACCGCCCCAGCGACCTGTATGTGCCGCGTAGTATTTGAGTGGTACGGGTAGTTTTCCACGCTTGGAAATATCGATAAAACGCTGCGTCCGTGTCTCCTCCAGCGTAGTCTTGTTGCCCAGCCGGGCAGCGACCAGCGCCTGCACTCGTGGATCATGGTGCTCCTGCAACGCCTTGAACCCCTCGTCTGTCTTGGCGAACGCCCATGCTTCCTTGCCGGTAGTCGCGCTGACTTTTTTAGGTGGCTCAACCCCTAGCTCAAGAAGCAGACCTGCAAACTTCTCATTGGACATGAGCATGTCTTTGTCCGCCGCAGCCGCCTCCAGTAGGCGTTCCTTCCGCGCTTTGACTTCTTCGAGGTGCGTCTCGAGTAGCGGTAAGTCCAACTCCAAAGACGGTTCTACAAACATCTTTAGGGTTGCGTCTACAACTTTGAGTTCCGACGTTGGGAAGTTTTCCTGCTGAAGCATGTCCATAAATATCTTATGGCATAAGTCCACGTCATTGCGGCAGTACTCTCCGTACCGAGCAAGTTGGGTTTCACTGAAGTCCTTGCGGCGTAGCCCCAGCGCGTTGATTACTTCTTCGCCCTTCTCACCAGCGCCATAATGCACCGCCAGCTTCGCGAGACTGCCGCCGACACTGACTCCATGAAGTGCACGTGCCATCGAAAGAGTATCCAGCCAACCTTTCGGCGTAATCCCGAAAAGCCACGACAGTATTGCCCCATCAAACGCGGTGTTGTGTGCGAGGACGAAGTTGTTTTTCCAATCGAATTTCTTGAGGTACTCCTGTGTCGCAGCGCGATCCCCGCTGAACCATTGCGTTTCATTATTCCCCTCTTTGATGCCAACACCAATCACCTCGAAGTCTGGGTGACGCACGTACTCTTCCGTGGTCAGCTTCGAGAACCCGAATTCCTTGCTGTAATACGTTTCAAAATCGACTGTGATTATGTTCATGCGGTTTTTAGTATTGATGTCGGTATATTGGGTACGTCGAATGGCAACTCCATCTGCCGTTGATCCGATACTAACTCCGAGCAAATATCCTGCTCTAGTTTCTTGCGTAGGATGCCACGTAGCTTTGCGAAGTAGGCTGCTTGTTCGGCTTCTGTAAATACACTGAACTCTACCCCACTTAAATTGGGGAAAAGCATACTCTTCGCAATCCCACCCCAGCGTGTGTGTTCAATTGCTTGTGCGCAGCTATGTCGAGCTAAATCAGCATGCGCAGCAATAAACTCTTCGGGGAACTTGTCCATCCGATCAAGCAGCGTTTGCATGAAGTCAGAGATCATGATAGTTTTCCTATCTCTTTGATGAGCACATCAAACTTCAGGCCCGGCTGCAAAAACTTTACACGCTTGTCATCGGTGGGGATTTTCTCGCGGAAGAGGCCGACTGAGACCAGTTCCTTGAGTGCCCGGTGCGTGGTTGCGCGTGATGCACCCTCATACATATTCAGTATGTCGGTAACACGTACGGGCATATCCGCTTCCCAGTACACACTTGCTATACTCAGCATGCGTAGCTTGTGTGGGTTCATGTCGTATTTGGCTTCGAGCCGCGCCATCAATCCACCGAGTTGTCGTACTTTGTTCATATCCTGTCCCTTCTCAAGCAGTAATAAAATGTTGGTCTCTTCGCATCCTCACCGCGCAACTGATACCGGCGAAATACTTTCTTCTCTTCGCGTAGCTCCACCAAGTACCGGCGTACGCTACTCACATCCATCCGCATCTTCTTAGCGATCTGCACTGCGGACATCGCATGTTGCCTACCCAGTAGCCACACAATATCCAGCTTGCGGCACTGTGCTGTATTAGTGTTTGCCTTGGGCATCTCGGGCGATCCTCGCCAGCAGTGCGCCTACCGCATCGATATTGGTCTCGTTAACTATCTCGGTGTAACCACCAGCCCCTGAGATCAGCGCAAGGTTCTTCATCTGTAGCGCGGTGGGTTTGTTGTCCCCAGCCTTGCACTCGATAGCAAACATCCTGCCCTTGTAGCAGCCAATGATGTCAGGCACACCTGATGTACCGTAACCATGCGTGGCAGGCATGAAATGAAACGCGCCAGATTCAGCCAGAATCTTTCTGACCTTATCCTTTACTTTCTTTTCAGGTGTTGCTGCCATCGAGTTTCTCCTGTTGTTTGATTAGTGCACGAATCTCTTCGATGCTCATGTCGGTCTTGTCGTAGACCAAAAGAATGAACTCCGCTGATGGCGGGTTGTGCCTGTAGCGGATTTTGCTGATAGCGCTTTGCGTGACACCCAGATGCTGCGCCAGTGCACGGCTGTTCTTCAGCTTAAACGCCTCGATCAGGTAATCAAGCAGTGCATGTTTAGGTATTGGTACGTTTCTCATTCCTTCTCCTCATACTCAATACACCCACGCTCACAGCACACGTCGCCTATGTGGGGTAGGTGTTTATCCAGCACTGCCAACAGCTTGTACGGTAGTTCCTGACTCGCATGAAACAGGATTGCTATATCGCGCAGCTCACGTATCAACTCTTTTTTGTATTGCATGGTTCTTCTCCTTCAGTTCTGACACTATTTGATTTAACAAACCCAAAGCTTTTATTTTAGGTTCTGGTGAAATGCCTGTGTCAGAAGCGATTTGTACAAGTTTCTCAATGACAAACATTTTTAGTTCGTCTGCGGGGCAATCCCTGCCTTGTTTACACTCGCCATCGCAAGGTGGGCATATTCGTTTCATGTGTTCTTCTCCATTTCTTTCCCTGCCTCCATGCCCATCTTGTAGGCATCGTCCCACCCGTTGACATTGATTGCTGCCGCATCCCAGCCGCGAGAGAACGCTTGCCAGTGTGAGGACTTCTTGATCGTGTCCCAGTCGTACTCAATGTAGCCTATGGATTCTTTCATCCACATGAGCCATGCCTCCTCTTTGGTCATGTGTTCTTCCCCCAATCAATCGGTGTAAGCGAAAATCCCGTTGCTCCGCTGGTATCCAGCGTTACTTGATTTGGATTGCCGATGCCTACATCCCCCGTCACAGGGTCAATACGCATCCGTCCCTGAGTTTGTGAAGCAACCATCGCTGCTTGTGCTACATAAGGCTGCGTGGTGTAAATCCCTGTCACGTTTGACGCCTCAAAAGTTAGAGGTTCCTGCGCTAGTCGGGCGCGGAGTGCTTCTATTGTTTCGTATTCCAACACGTGTTTCTCCAACGCATCCAGCGCCATCTGCATCAGTTCTCGGTCAGTCATGATTCTTTTCCTTTAACTTGGCTTCGACAGCGTACATAAGCGAAACAGGACTGTGGTAATACTGTTTGCCAAGTGCAAGTGCCTCGTCCTCTGTCAGCCCCACCCACGGGCGTTTACAGTACGTCACGACAAGCTTGCGAACGATTAACCCAAAGATGACGCCGCAGCCAACATAGACCATGTCCATTAGCAGAGCGTCAGTCATAACCCACCCCGCAACGCCCACTCTTTCGCTTTCTCTGTCATCCACAAAGCATCCATGCGACTCATTTTTGATGAGCGTATAACCAACTCGCCCTCATTGTCGTACCCAATAATCAATACATCAGTAAGCGACTCGTTCAAAGCAGACTGCAACGCCTGTTCTGGTGTGTAGCTTGTTGATGCTGGTAGTGCGATTACGTTTTGGTTGTTCATATCTCAAGGCTTTCAATGAGGTAGACAAGATCATCAATAACGGCTGTTGTTTGCTGTCGGTATTGATTGATGGACAAACCAAGCGGTGAAGCCACTGGTGGCAAATCATGATCGGCTGTACGCATCGGTGCATCTGCTATTACTGGCTTGAGGCGCATCCGTAGCGTTTCAACTGTGGCTTTCAGCAAGTCAATCGTGGCTTGCATCTCTACACATTGGCGCTCAATCTGGCTTTTGTATTGCTCAATGTCTTGCTTTTGGGTCATGTTGTGTTCTCCGCCAATGATGGCTTTGCCGTATGTAAACTGATTCATGTTGTGATCTCCGCTCATATCAATCCTTTCCAAATCCAGAGACATACGGTTGCCCTTGCGCCTCCATCCACTTGTCTCTCGCCGAGTTGTACTCATCTAGCAAGGCATGGGCTTCATCCCAATACTTGTCAAGATTGATGTCGTTGGACAGCATCATGCACTCCATAAGGATCGCAAAGCGGTGACAGAAATCTGAGGCAGGGTCACTTTCCAACATTTCTATATGCGATGCCCATTCATCCAGATCATCAGCACAAACAGATTGCGGCATCATCTTGCGTAGTCTGGTGGGTATATCAGTCATTGCTCTGCCTCCAGCGGTACGTCACGCCATTCACCCTCTCCATTGCATTCGGTATGCCACCACTGCTGCAACACCCGCTGCTTAAATGGATGGATAAACGACTCACCATTTTTGACGTAGCAATCTCGCTCCACGAATCGCAGTTTGTTAGTCGGCTGCATCAGTTCTCGGTCACTCATGGCGCACCTCTCTCGCGGATAGCGAACGCGCAACTTACCCAAGACGCATCGACTCGTTCGCCTTCAGCCTCACACACCTTCGCACACGCCTCGCGCTCCTCTAATACAGCTTTACGCATTGCTACGCATACAGGCTTGTCGCACTCTGGGTGGCAGGAATGAATGGTGTCCCATTTAATTCTCTCGCGTTCCGCCGCTGCGACTAGGTTGGCAAAGCGTTCAAACACTGGAGCAAGGTCACGCTCAACCCACGTCATGTGGTCAAACATAGCGCCAGCTTTTCTTGCCATGCGGATAATGTCATCTCTGTTCATTTTCTCTCCTCGCGCATTCAATCGCAATCTTCTCGTCGATCTGCCACTTCAACTCTTCCAGCAAGTCTGTGATCTTCTCGCCGTGGCCTGTGGCATAACCGTTCGCGATCATCCACCGTGCGACCTTCTCGCGCTGGACATTCACCGCTGCCTGCACCATGTCCGCGCAGGCTAGCCCAACAAAAGTTTCTAAATCATCGATACAAGGGAACACCCAATACTCACGTTCTATAAGTGGACGCAGTTCAGTAAAGCCCCCGGCTTCACTGACTAAATTAATAAACTCATCTCTGTTCATACCCGCGCCTCTTTGCGCTTGCCTTTTGTTTTGGTTGCGACGATGCCCTCGAGTTTGTTGATGATGTCGAGAGTCTCTCTGTCCAGCAGGTTGATCTGCTTCTTCCATTTGACCAACGCTGCTTGCATCTCGTACAAGAGTTGCGCTTTGAGATCGTCATCGGATAGCACGTCCGCTGTCATACGGTAGCCACCACCTGCGTGTTGGTCAGGTGCCAAACTTACAAACGCTCTGATCTGTACGTCCGGTGCTTTCTCAATCGTGACGGTGCACTTCTGAATAAGCTGACGTGCTTGCATCTTACGGAATGACTCTGCGGCTTTCGTGTCGTCCCATTGGAAATGTTTGTGCAAGATACAGTTAGGGTCACGGGCTGCGTCGAGCACCGTATCAACCATCAGCATGCCGCCGTTTTGTTTTGCTAATCGTTCTAAGAACTTACGTTCTGCTTTCATTGTTTCAGTCATTGCTTTCTCCAAGTTGTTTACCTGCATTGCCGTGCCATACCCGACCGAACGCTACTGCGCCTAGCCATTCCTCACCTGCGTCACCCCACCCGACCGAATCACGCCGTGCCACACCTCACCTGCGTTACCCGAACGCGCCGCACCTAGCGCCGCCTTACCTGCCTGACCTCGCCTTACCCCACCTCGTCGTACCAGTCGCAACGACACCTGCATAACCAGACCTTACGAAACCGCATCGCACCACACCTAGCGCCGCCTTACCTGCGTCACCATTCCACACCCCGCCTTGCCGGAACCTCCGGGCCGTACCCCACCTGCATTACCTCGCCTTACCCCACGAATCCTTACCAAAACTCGCCACAACACACCTCACCTGCCCTACCGGAACAAACCGCAACGTGCCTGATCGAGCCTTGCCCAACCTGCCGTACCAAATCCAACCTAACCCGAACGCTCCCGGCCCCGACATACCTGCCTTATCAACCATACCCGACCAGACATTGCCGAACCGCATCGAGCCGTACCTTGCGCCACCTGCCTTACCTGACCGAACCTGACGGTACCGCGACGAACCGAGCCACGCCTGCCTTACCTAAGTGGAACTGACCCAACCGCTTCGTACCGGGCCGGGCCGTGCCGCACCTGCCATACCTCACCGAACCTGACGGAACCCAAACTTACGCAGCCGCACCATACCTGCCTTACCGAACCGCGCCGCACCCAGCAATGCCATACCGGGCGCAGCGAAGCCCCACCTGCCTAGTTACTTAATGCTGAATTTCTTCGCGACTTCCTTCTGGCGATCATTCGGCACCACCTCGAACGTACCGAAGCCACAACCAGCGGATGACTTAGAGTCAGGACGGCCTTCACACAGACCTACTTGACCACCCACACGTGCGATCAGGTTGTACACGTCCTGCACATTGAACTGATCAGCATCGAAGCGGACGCGCAACTTGATAGCCCACTCGCGATACATCGGACGACTACGTACATCAACCACACCTGTTGCGTTGCGAGTGTGTGCAGTGAAGGTCTCGCTCTTGCCGTACACACGTACCAGCGGAATGCCATCCTGTACATCCCAGCCATCGGCTTCGACAAATACTGAGAGCTTAGCCAGTGTCATCTTGAACCCGACCAGACGGCATGCGCTGATCATGCCTGCACGGAACGCCGCAGCGTTCACACCTTCCCAGCCTTCACCCGAGCGGTAACGTGCGTCCTCTGCTTCCTTGTCATAGTCACGTGCGCTGCGTTCTTTCTTGCTCTTGGCGGTGCTGCCTTCTGCCATCTTCGCCATCAACTCAGCCTTCTTGCTGAATCGTGCAACCACAAGCGGGGCAGTGCCCTGCAATAGCACCTCAACGGTGTTGAACTTCGGTGCTGAAATTACGACTGGGGTTTCTTTGACTTTCATATCCATGATGTTTCTCCAAGGGTTAATTTAATTTACTGCTACAACTACAACCACCACTACACCCGCAAAATGAATCCAAAAACTTTCGACAACAGTGAGTATTGTTTTTCTTGGTAACCCAACAGCAGGTTCTGTGCGAACCGTTCTTCTGGTGTGCGATCATCTTCTCTGACCTTCGGTACGTAGAACTTACCGATCTTGGGTGGGTCTTCCTTGATGAACTTACCGTCACGTAACATCAATAGTCCTCCTCAATAAAGTAACTCGGCACTTTGGATTTCCTCTCGCGCTTGATGTCCTCCAGCTTGCGTCTAGTCTCCACCTTCTTGCGTTGCGCTTTGGATACCTCCGGTTTAGTTAACAGTACTTTGGGCTTTGCTGGTGCTGCGTTCGGGTTGTCCTTCGCCGCATATAGGAACACTTCCTTGGTAAAGAAATACTCCCCACAAGTACCGCATTTCCGTTTACGTCTAAACATCTCATCAATTGTGCGGGTCTCCAGCACTGCCGTCTCACCGCCACATGAGCATTTCATTTATGTCACTCCAGTTTGGTTCGTTTTCGTAAAAGCGAACGTAATAAATATTCTCTGCTTTGCGTTTACCTACACCATCCAACTCGGTGCCCACCGGGGCGATCTTCAAGAGCGCCAGCTTCTGTTCAAACAACCCCGGCACATTAAGTGGATGAAACGCCTCGGGGTGTATTGGAATAGCGCTGACGATCTCACCCTCGTTAAGTTCCACGCGGACGGTGTAGTACCGACTCATTCGCTCGATATCATGATCCATAGTTCCATTAGTTTATACAACATTTAAGAAGCGTCAAGCTTTTTGTCCGTCAATTTCTAAAACGACAAACATGTTCTCGCTGATCCGCGCCCCAAACCCATCGATGTGCTGGTTGTCTTGCATGATGCGCAACATCGCCACGCCCTCCTGTAACAGCATCGGCATCGACTCGAACGACTGATAGAAGTTGGACACACGTGTGTTGTCGTTATGCACTGTCAGCACAGCGATCTGCTCCTTGCCCATCGACACGAAGTGCTTGGTGATCTTCGCTCCCATGCGGCGCTGGGTCTCCTCGTTCGCAGCCAACGCCTTCTCTGCCACCCGGTTGAACTCGGGCGTGATGAATTTAACACCTTGTCGAATGAGGTTCTGCATCTCGGTCACCATTGCTGATCTAGGTACGGACAAAGCACTTACATCTTCTTGCAACTGCGAACGCCACCGAGACACCACACCAGTCGCAGTGCTTTCGTGGTCTTTGAATACCTCATCCAACGTGTACGGCGTGATGTACTGAAGCATTGCCTTCATTGCACGTTTGGCATCGGTGGTCTCGACTGACCGCTTGCGCTCACTGTTCTTGAATCGCGAGTTGATGACGTGACGTGTACGTACTTGGAACACGGGCTTGCCCTTGCCCTTATGCTCTATACGTATGCCACCCACTGACTCACGCTTCGCCGAGTTGTCATAGAACATCACGCCAGAGTAGTAGGTTTTGATCTCGTCACCCTCCCTGCGCTCGTAATACATGTACGCCTGCTCGATGCTCAGCACGTGTTTGCTTTTGCGCATGAACTCGCGAATCATTGGGTGCAAGTCCGGATGTACCTTGGCAAGTACTTCTTCAGTTGTCGGTGCAGTCATGTCTGTTCTCCTTAGAAATTGAATGCTTTCAGAATCTCATCAACCTTGGTCTTGACCTCGGCACGGCGGTAATCATCGTCACGCAACTCATCCGCAGTTACACCTGCTATCGTGCGCTCCAGTGTGGCGCGAGCCTGCTCAAGCTTCGGATCATTAGTCACGTTGAGCTTGGTCAACAGACCGCACAACTCCACAGCGTTAGTCACCAGCGAGTCACGGAAAATCTGCGAGTACCGCTCGTCACCGTTCTTCATCACACGTGGCTGCGCCAAGTCAGTCAGCTTGTCCGACATGTGCTTGAGCTGGGTGTGCAGTCGTTCCCACATCTCCTGCATAGCTGCGTTCACACGCTGCGTAACTACTGCATCAGCCTGCGCCTGCAATTCTTTGATCGTCTCATCGTTGGTCTCGATGCGGAAATCATTGGCAGTCGGCACCGGCATGAACGTGTACGCAAAACGAAACTTGTGCTTGATGTCCTCGACCTGCGGGTAATCCTCGCGGTTGAACAACGCGCCGATCTGGAAAGCCGCCGCTGAGACCAGTTCCGGATACTTGGTAACGAACTCCTCCACCGCAGCCTTGAACTGATTCTCGAATACCGACAGCTTCTGCTTGTACTCGAAGAAGTTAGCCATCGGCAGCAGGCGTGAGCCAGCATCTGACCAAGGCAGTGTCTGCTCGAGGTGCCACAGTCGAGCCGCGCCCACGATCTTCTGCACTTCCTCAAGCTTGTCAGTGCCAGCCATCAACTGCTTGTGATAGTTACCAGCGCGGGTCTTGGTGCCCTTGCTTGCGTCGATCTCGCCCGATACTTTCTTGTCGAGCTTACGGCCTGTCCATGTCGAGATGTTCAGGTCAACCAATACTGATGTGTTCTGAATAGTCATGATGTTCTCCAAGGTAAAAATAATTAAGCGTCAATGTGTACCGACTTGCCTATCGGCGAGGTAATGCGTTTCTCTGTTATGCACCACAAGGTAGGCGCAGGCCAGTCCTTGCCCCAACCATCTACATACCCATCCGTCAGCATCACAATGCAGGATGCGTCTATGCTGCGCTTACGTAAGTACTCAGCCACACATGCTGGGCGTGTACCACCACCGCCTTTCGGTTTGGTTGATGTCAACAGACCAGCGTAGCTGTTCGCGTCATACGTCTCGTGCTGACATACTTCTGTATCCCAGTACAACAACTCCACACTCTCAGGCATTACTGACTCGCATAGCATCTTGACGTAGGCCATGAACCCGTTGAGCGTGTCACCGAAGATAGACCCGGACGCATCGATACCCAGCACCACCTTGCCTACCGACTCCGAGATGTGAGTCGGCATGATCACGCTGCTACCCATCAGGCGGCGATTAGGTTTCTTGTACGATGGCAAGTCCTGACCTGCTGCATGCGCTGACACGAACTCACTCAACACCTCACGCCAATCGATGTACGGTTTCAGCATGTCCTCGATGGCACGTGGTACGTCACCACCCAGCTTGCCTGCGATTAGCTGTCCTTGCCGAAGTGCTTCATCGACTTGCTTTGAGAATGCCTCTGCCTCATCTGCACTGATGCTGTCCGCAGAATCCCAGTCATGTTCATCCACGAACTCGCCCTCGCCGCCAGCGTCCGCCGCGCCCTCGCCTGCCTTGCCACCACCGTTGCCTTGTCCATTCTGTTTCTCCTTCTTGAGTAAGTTGTACACCTGCACAATGTCCATGTTGCGGAACCGCTGATCCAACAGCGCACCCTTGGGTAGTCGCACGTCCTTGCCCTCTGGGTCACTGTCATGAATGAACAGGTTGATCACGTAGTCCATTGCCATGTTCGCCAGCTTCGGGTCTTCCTTGGCAAGGTGCTTGTAGATGATCATGTGCCGCCCTGCCTTGTGCCATGTCTCATGCAACTTTGTCCCACGAATCTCCGGCTCAGCCAACGTGTTAAGGAACGCACGTCCATAGAACTCATCACGTCCGTTGGTGCATGCAGTCGGGATGCCGTCCTTGACCTCGACGCTGCCCATTGTGTACAGCCCAGCGAATGCTGCGTACTTGGGCTGGTTCATGAGCCACACCGTGGCACGTATCAGTCGTTGCTCTGCTGTTAGGTTGTTCATACGCCCCCCTTAAAACATCCAGTGATTAGCCAGTGACCACTTGCGGAACTCTTCGCACTTGATCGCCACATCTTTCTTGCTCTCGTTAGCCATCAGTGACCGTGCGAACAACGCCTGATACTCACTCGGTAGTCGCTTCATGTAGGTGACCAGCGCATCGATACTCTTGGTTGTGGTGTACGACACAAGGTTCAGCACCGTCACGCACAACGCCACGCCGTCACCCGCATCAGGTACAACCGCTGACTCAGGCGCAGCAGCAATCGCATCCGCAGTTGCAACCTTGTTCTGGATCATCAGGAACGCCGAGAAACTACGGGCGAACGACTCACCAGCCGCACCCGCCAGCAACGACAGCGTCAACTCATGACCCAGCACATCACGCTGCTTGACGATATCGCTGGACGCATGCAACGAACGTGGGCACACATACGACTCAGCACCCTGCGTAGGATGGAACGCATACGGGTTGTCCCACTTCTCGCCGCCGGTATGGTCAAGGTACGACTCAAGGCAGTTCGGGTTCATCTTGACCCACGCAGTAATCGCAGGATCGATGTCGTTGTTCAGTGCGAAGTAGCCCCACGCATCAGCGTCCACCGAGCCATCGTGATTGAACCCAGCATGCGGCTTCTTGACTGTGGTGATTATCCCCCGGCTACGTGCATGCGCTGCAATGAAGTCACCCACACCATCACTGGTCATGTTGGTAGTACCGAACACGATGCTGCCCTCGGGCAGGTGGTTGTTCCCAATGCGGCGGTCATATAACAGCGTCAGCAGCACGTTCATCACCGACTTGTTGGACTTGCCGATCTCATCCAGCATGACAATTAATGGCGTACCGTCAGAGAAGTCGAAGTCCTCGAGTGCAACGCGCTTGGCTACCTTGCCGCCAGCCTCAGTCACCTCGATGTGTGGGTAGAAGAAGTCACCCTGATCGAGCAGCAGTTGGCAGTCGATGTACACCGTGCGATGCGTAGGCATCTGCTTGCCAAGGGTCTTCAGTACCCACGACTTGCCGATACCCGGCTCACCGCGCAGGATGATGGTGCGCTGATGACCTACTGTTGCGATACCGTGTGCGGCTTGAGCCAGCGTGATACGTGTGTTCAGATTGATGCGTGACATAGTGTTCTCCAAGGGTTTGAGTTAGTGCGTCATATAAAAGGTACTGTCTGACAGTACGTTAGGGTTAAGGGTGAGTCAGTCTGCTGCACGTGCGGTGACCTTCACCGACACGACAAACGATTCGCGCTTGGCAAGATCAAGTACCGCCTGATCTGCTGCTGCCTTCAGTACATCCACGTCATACGTGGTCTTCTCTTGCTCCACCACAACAGCGCGGAACAGATTGCCCTCGTAGGTTTTGTATGGCATTTCTTTGAGGGTTTTCTTGATGCCGTTTGCCTGCTTGGTCAGATCAGCAATCTGCGCCAGCAGTAGACCGAGACGGTCAACGTCCGAGTAAAAGGTAGTTTCCATGTATATTCTCCAAGGTTTGAATTGTTTGTACTTGTTTACTACTAGGTGTGTATTATGAGTGAAACCTTTCTCTGTGTCAAGTGGGTAGCCCGAACCAATACACCGACAACGCCACGCCCAGCACCGTACCCATCAGTACTCCGAGCAGCACAGCACAAAGGTAGATCCACTCTTCTCTGTCCATTACCAGCCTCCCTGTGACAGATGCCCCATGTCGAACACCCGATCCAGCACTTTGTGTGGGTCATACACCGACCAGACCTTGGCATGATGCGAACCCTTCCAATCCCAGATGGCGCATGGGTGTCCGTCCAGTGTGAACGCCCACGAGTTTTCTACTTTGTCCGGATCGTCCTTGATGTTGGGCTCGAACCCCAATGCCTTGACGATGTCCTCTCGAGTCACACCTACTAGTGACCCAGTACGATACGAACCATCGATGTCCGCTGGTTTGATTTCTGTATTAGCTGCTCGCATGATCTCCTCCATGTTTTCAATTTGATACTGCGCTTCGATTGCTCTCATGATCGCCCCCTTATAAAACTGCTAGGTATTTTTTCAGCACCTCGAAATCCTCTTGGGGTATTTCACGGTACGTACCCGCCCAGATCAAAGAGCAGTCAGACCAATAAGCTTGCATCTCTTTGTCCCAATCACCCCTAGTGGAGCCGCGCCAATCCTTGGCTACCTTCCAAGCGTGTTTCTCCGCACTACCCTTGGTAGCAAACAGGAATTTGTCGCGGTATTCCAGATCACCGTTTTGCTCCATCACTTCGCCAATGTAGTATTTCATCTCGCTCTCCTCACTGTACCCACACAGCACCAACGACTGACGGGTAAACCCCTTGTGTCCAGCCATTGTCCCCAAAGTGTTTGATGTACACCCGCCCAGTGCTGCCCGGATGAGCTGGCTCATCCCAGCCCTCTATATAGACAACCTCATCTCGGAATGTCCGTGCCACCTCGCCGCACTTGACCTCACACCCAGTGTTTTCATATACAAGTTTCATCTCATCTCTCCCCAAAGTTACTGTCTGACAGTAGATTCGAACCGGCTCTTCAATGAGCCATGCACGATGATGACCGGTGTTGCTTTCTTGATACGCACGTCATCCTCGCCCACACCATTGCATGCCATGCACTGAGCACACGTCACGCGCTTGCCTGCTTCCTCGCTTGCTGGGCAAACGAACTCAGTTGTTTCTTTTTGCTCATCCGCAGACCGGACGCGGAATGTCCGCCAGTTTTCCATCAACGCACTTACCCACTCATC